GTACATTACCAAACTGACCTAATGAGTTATCGCTTATGTATACCGGTGTGGACATTTTTGCTTTAGCATTTATCGCATCACCAATAAACTGCAACTGCTGATCTGCTGTTCCGCCACTTGGATAACCGGGTAATGCTGAATATGAGGTAACTCCTAAATAACCAGGATCATTCTCATACAACTTCATTAATAATTGTATTGATTGATAGTTATTATCTGCTTGAGCAATCCGTGCACCTAGATCGAACTGATAGGTTGTTTCTGGTGTAGGTAATGAAAGTGCCGCTGACGGCTGAGTAGTAAATGTAGGTTCAGCAATAAAGAAACTACCTACAAAAGTAAGTGTTCCGCTATCTAAAGTAGCACCTGCTGTATCTTTTACTGTCAATACGACATCAAAGTTACCATGCGGGTTATTATAGGACACATCGATAACTGGTGTAATATCTACGCTTCCAGTTGTTTGTAAGTAAGTACCAATTGCTGGTAATCTATAAGCAGATGAATAGTACAAATCGCTGTTTGCATAATCACCGCGACTTGCCAACCAAATACGAATTGCGCTATTTGTCGAGTCAATCTTAGTAACTAGAAATCTACTTGACCCAGTGAATCTGCAATAGTCACCAACACTTAATCCATGCACGCAATCAGGTGCAATCTGTATTTGCAATTCGCCGTGCTTGTCACTTGGTAAGATTCTGTCTTGTGATAGAAGATCTTGTACAACAGTTTCTGCTTCATAGTAATGGTTTTGGAATACTGCTGTATTTAGGCAAGTATTCAATGCTGCTTGAGTACCAGTTAAGTTAATACCAGCAAATACCGCTGGGTCAGTACTCAAACCAATATAGGATACAGAGACACCTGCAGTTTCGTCCACATAGATGGAACCCATCTTATTGTCACCACCTGCATTATTAAAATCGATATAGACCGATGCAGCCGAACTGGAGGTGACAATATTACTGAACCCCATTGTGATTGGGACATTTTGCGTATAATTTATTGTTCTAGTTATTGCCATAGGACTCCGTTATTCAATATTTATCTGTCGAGTAAAGCTGCAATGTGATGTTGAACTTGCTATTAGAAGTTTCATCGACTTTGATAACCTTATAATATCTACGACCCAATGAAGCACTTGCAGAAATGAATGTTGCATTTGGATTAGCAGCACTTGGTGGCGCAGCAGTTAAAGTTACATTCGTTCCACTAATAGCAGCAATCGTAGTTTGGTGAATTGCTCCATTAGCTAAAGTAAGACTGAAGTAATCACCAGTAACTGAAGCAATAGGTGTATCTAGTATCACATAGACGCCTGTTTGACTAACAATACGACCTGCTCTACGAATATTTCTTTCGTTGCTATCATAGAACTCAACTAAATCACCTGGCAATAAGTTATAGTGATCTAGACCGCCAGTATAAGAAATACTTATGCTATTTTCTATTTCTGTATTTAGAATCCACTCTGCATAACGCATTGCTTGATTCACATCTGTACAGCCGAAACTAATCATATCAGCAACTCGCTCTCCATAGGTTGCTACTGCGACTGTATCTTCTGCAATCACAACTTCTTCTGTATAGAAATTAGCAGGTTCGATATAAGACAATCTAACTTTATTAATAAAATTCTTACTAGAACTTAGTGTCTTATCGAAACTACCTGCATTAGCTTGATTAACTAATAGTTTTGTAGTTGTATTCAATCTATCATAGGCGATACGAATACCACCATTATGGAATACAACCGAACCAAAGAACACAGAGCATAATTGTTGTAAGATCTGTAACTTAGTACCATCCATAATAACTGTATTAGTAGAGAAACGAACACCAGTTACTCCATTAGTTGTAACTAATTCATCGCAGTAGTGCCCGATTAAGAATAGATCTTCTAATAGAGATTGCAGTTGGGCAGAAGTTAAATTAATTTCATTACCTAACCCATATTTCTTATTAGTGATGAAGTCATAGACAATCCACGCAGGATTTTGTGTCCATTCTTTCTTCCATGTACCACCCCAAGTAGCATAACTGGTTGGGTGACCTGTTCTTGCTGTAGCATTATATTCAGTAGGGACTGATATTACTCTACCACGATATAAGAATACCACATCAACTGCTAAATCGGCTGGAACACTTAATTGTTCTTCGCCCACATCGCCCATAATCATATTCAATGCAACTGCACCTAATACATTACCAGCAATTCCGTAAAGAATATCAGCAAGTGCAGACCACTTAGGATTAACTTTTAGGAAGTCAGTAATTGTTTTTGTTACACCACCCAAGAATGTACCAACGCAGTTACCAAATACAAACCCGGAGGTTACTGCTGTAGAAAGTTCTATGCCGTTAAACTCTGCACCGCGACTTGCTGGTGCTGTAATTGTTACAGTATCACCACTTGCAGTAGCAACAAATAGTGGTAACCAGTTGGTACTACCTGGTGTATAAGCATTAGCAAAAGCAATATTTGCATTGATATTCGATGCCATTGCTGCCGCTGTGATAGTCGGGTTAGTATTATATGCCACATACCCGCTAGTAAGATCTCTTGTCTTATTATCGAAAGTAACCATTACCTTACCTGTACCGCCTGTAGATGAAGCATCGATACAAACCTTAGCAACAGACGATTGGCTTTCACTAATAACAATCTGACTAGGAACTAATAAACAAGCATCACCTGCATTAGAACCTTCGGAGTTTGTAATAGTAATCGTGTAGTGAATATCGCCTTGGCTACTATTATCAGGGAATAGCTTAATGAAACTAGATGCAGTCATCACGTCTGCTTGTGGCCCAACTAGACCCATTGTCTGACTTCCGAAAGTAGCTGTAACTGTTCCTGGAATAGAACCGCTTAGAGCAAAAGTACCTAAGCCGACTTGAACTTCATAGAACACATCTACTGTAGGGTCAGCAATACCTGAATCTAATAGTAGGGCAGGTAACTGTACAGAATCGAAAGCCGGTGGGCTTGTTTGTGTGCCGTATTGACGAGCGCATGGGCTATAAATTTCTATGCTCGGTAAACTAGGCGCTGGTGCCACATCGATAGTACCGGTTGAGCCTGGTGTTGCTGTTCCGCCTGCTCCGCCGCTAGTACCTGGTGTTCCTGGCTCACCTGCTGTAGGTAAAGTTCCTGGGATAACTGCTGGTTCTGGGCAACTAGGTGCACCCATACCGCCGCCACCTGGGATATTATCAGGAAATTTGCCATCATCTGCTTTTACTACAACAGGATGTGGTTGTGGGGTATTTGTCCCTGGGATAGAAGTAATAGGTGGGGTAACACCCTTATAATAAGTATCTCCAATTAGACGCTTATAGCCTTCAAAGTATAGATCATATTCGCTTCCTTCCACATCTGTACGGGACAAATAGAGTTTAACATTTGGATTAGCGGTATTCCATACCTGGCCTGGATACTTTGCTAATAAAGCAGCAATCTTAGTATCAGCCCAATAGATAATAGGAGCCGTAAATGTATAACTTGTTTTGCTTAAGGCAGTTTCATTAACTGTTGCGCTATAGATTAGATATTCAGCACCGCAAATATTTGCAGTTAGACAGATTTTAATAGAAGCAGTAGCAGCTTCATAATAGATCACCGATGATCCTGCGGTAGCTGGCTTTTCTACAGTTGCTTTATTAGGATCAATAAAGCAATCAACTGCACCACCTGGTGGGCACGAAACAGTATCACCTGCTGCCACTGACCAAATGGCCTTCTTACCACATCCGTTGTTAAAGAAATGTAATTCTAGACCGTTTGTACCTAGCACATTAATTTGTTGAGTATATTCGTTATTCGCAGTATTAGTTAAAGTAGGTAAACGAATCATGCCATACTTAGATTTCTGTGGAGGTGCTGGATGTGGATATTCAACAAAACTTGTTGATGGATAGCAAGTAGTAGGTTCCGGAACTGTACCGCCTGCACTACCGCCATCACCACCCTTACCGCCTGCTCCGCCATTACCGCCTGCTCCGCCTGCGCCTCCGCTACCGCCTGTAACAGTAGTCGGGCCTATTGCATTACTGAACGCAGTATTAATTGGTTTCGCAACCCACATACTGCTCTTAGCATCGTAAGTAAGCACGTAATTATCGCCTTTTTCGCTATCATTTACGTCAGTAAGTTTGCCCAAGGGGATTTGTGCAGCCGCCTTCGTTGCAGCCTGTTCTGTAGCCGATGGAATTGTCTTTCCTGTTACTGGATCCACATTAGGTGTCTTAGCAGTAGATGTACCTTTAATAGCATCCCATATCTTTGGAGCAGAAGTAATAGCAGCACCTAAAGCACTTGCTAGAACAATATTACCCATAGATGGTTTACCTGCTGAGTCAACAACTGGTTGTGGAATACCATTTGCATCACGGATATAAACATTTTCTAAAGGAGAACCATTTGGCCCAACTGGGATACCTGAGTTCTGGCCTTCACCTGTAATGAAGCGATAGGTCTTTAAGATACTTGCTGCATCATTTACGGAACTCTCTACACCTACGTCTCTTACATAAGGCGTGATCATAACTTCGCCGTATATCAATCCAGCCTTAGCTGAACTGCCAACTTCAGTGATATCTGGCTTACGATAGAATCCCTGTGTAAATGGATCTGTTTGATCATAGATGCCTGTGATAAGACTTGCTGATCCTTTTTCTACAACATGATAATCTATGCGAGCATCGCGTGTATTGGCAAAAGCACTTGAAACTGATTTTTGAATATTTGCCATTATTGTCCTGTTTTAGTAGCGGCGTATAAGCCTTTGAATGGTAATGCAAGACCGTTATTTGCTGGGTCGAATCTAAGAGAACAACCCTTTACTGAATAACTGCACTTGTCTAAATTCTTATTTGCATCTGCAAGTGCGGCATCCATATTTGTGTAATACTTTAGACCGAAACTTGGTACTGCTGTCCAATTACTTACCGTTGTAGGATTGCCATACGGGCAACCACCAGCATCTTCATTTGTATAATCAAAACTAGATCCGTTCCAAGTACGATACTTACGTGAGCAACGATTTGTGGATAAAGCTTGAATAGATTGAGAACTTAATCTATCTATTCCCAAACCAATACTTAATTGTACTTCGATGGTTGATGAAGTAACCTTATTAACTTGAGAAACTACATACTCTTGCATGTTTAGTTGCTGTGCAGTATCTAAATTGATTGTTCTAAATATCTGAACCTTAGCACCACGCCAATCAAAGTAATCTTCACCTGTCTGGGCTATGTATTGATCCCACAGTGCCATATATGAACTACGATTAAATAAACTTGCCTTATCAAAAGTTATTGATGGAGATGGTACTTTGCCATTTAGTTCACTACGGAAACCTTGTGCTTCAAAACCCACATACTTGTATTCATTACCATCATAGAAAACTGAATTAGAGCCATTTCTATATGCAGTCCATCTAAGAAAAGTTGTACCAGTCGGAGTAAATCCCACGCATGTAGAGAAATCTATAGTCATTAAGGTTGTTAATTGATCAACCGTTAATTGATATTGTTGTGTTGCCATTATGATCCAAACGCCTCTACAAAATTCACATTATAGGTATTTGTAATACCGTCTTGTTGCTTAGACCAACTCTTAATTCTTACATTGAGTGTTGTAGCACCTGTTGGATCTTCCATCATATTTTTAATAGCAACAATTTGTCCACCACTATTTGCTCTTAGAAAAGCAAGTAAGGTTGCTGCTGTAGCATTATCAATCAACGGATGCTCTAAGTTTCCGCTACGTGGTAGGTAGTTAATACCATCTGGAATAACTTGCTGATAGCCATCGCCGTAGCCTGTTTCGATTAGACGTGGAGCAGTTTCTATTCTGCTTCCTTGCCCGTATATAATTGTCGGATATGTAACTGCCATAATTACCTCGCTAAAATTCCATTCTGACCACGTTGACTAATAACAAAGTTCTGAGTCTCTTGTGCCATTGCTTGTGCAAACTGATCGAACATATTTTCTAATTCTGTCTGTCCTGTTACAGAGCCCTGGATGATTAGATTCGGGCTCATTGTTACATGAGTAGCACCAGTAGAGGTATTCATCATCGCTGTATTAGGTACAATATAACCATTTGTTGTAGGAACAAATACTTCTGGGCGCTTTTCACCAACCAAATATGATTTGCCTGCATCGACTGGACCACCTTCTGCTCTTGCTCCACTTAATCCACCTAGAACACCAGTTAAGAAACTGCCTGCTGCTCCTGTAGGCATACCGCCAGCAAAATATTTAAATGCTGCAAGTGTTGCAAGTTGAAGCAAAGCAAGTCTAACACGCTTAATAGCACCTTCGGTGCCTAATGCCCAATTAGATGCTGCATCACCTAGAGTTGCGAAAGCATCATCGATTTTCTTATTAACTTCCAATAACTTTTCTTGTGCTTCGATTGTGTTTAGCAATGCTTCGATTTCGTTTCTTTGCATTTCGTTGATCTTCTTACCACGACCTTCTGGGTCGATAGCTTTATAGATGTCATTCTTCTTCTTAGCACGTTCACGATCTAGGTCATTTGTGATTGCTAATAGGGCTGACTCTTCTTTAAGATCACGTATTTGTGCTTGACCAGCAACATCGATAACAGTTTGATTCTTAATACCGACAGCATCCGAAATTAACGATGCTGCTTGAGGTCTTTTCTTAGAAAGTTCTGCTGCATCTTTAAAGCCCGCATCTGCTGCTGCCTTATCTAAAGCAATTCGCTTCTCGCGTTCATCATTACCGAGTTTTAAATACTCAGTTTCTTTAGCAATTCCTTCTAGATTTTTATTAAGAGATTCAGTAATCTGTGCTTCTTGTAAACGTAGGATCTCAGCTTCATATCCGGCTTTTACTTTAGACCAGTCAGCACTCTTCATCCCTAATTGTAATCTAATTTCTTCTAATTTTACAGCACGATCGCGTTCGTTGTTAGACTTAGATAGCAAAGAGATTTCTAAGTTATTTGCAGTGTTCATGACACTCATTAATGCAATACTTTCTTGCTGATACTTCTTAGAGATTTCTCTAGCTATAGAGGCCTTCTCATCGCCGGTTAATTTAGATTTAGATTCTAAATCTGCAGGCGAAATAGTAGGATTAGATGTTAATAGCTTTTGCTTAATAGAATTTTGCAACTCATATTCTTTAGTAAGTTGTTCAGCATCTTGCTTTGTCTTACCTAGTAAGGACGACTCTTGACGTAAACTATCCAAGATCTTAATTAATGTAGCAGCACGACCTGTCTTAAGATCTTCTGCTGCTTTTCTATCTGCTGCGGCAGTATCTTCGGTTGCTGAACGAATCTTCTCAGCATCTTCTGATTCTGATTTTCTAAATTCAGCACGTGACTTAGCACTTTGTTCTGCACTTCTTTCTGCATCTATATTCTTGATGATGCCACCAACAGTTACTTCTTTTGTCCACTCCCATGCGCTTGATGCTGCCTTACCAGCAATCTCCCATGCTTTACCTAATGCATCGGCTGCAGCCGCAGCACCGGGAACCATCATAATGAGTTCGCCTAATTTAGAAACAAGTTTACCGATCTGTTCGAATGGCCATACTATTGCATCACCAATTCTTTTAAACGCATACCATAGTATTTCAGCGACAGAGGCTGTACTGCCACCAACTTCTATTACTGAATTTCTGAATAGGAATAAGGTGCCTACGATAGCTGTAATAGTTGCACCGATCGGGTTCAGAACACCAGCAAGTGCTAACATACGAACAACAAACCCAGTGATTGGAGAAGCAAGTAATGCTGCACCTAATGCTCTAAATAATTGTACAACTTGGCCGATATTACCTGCGACTAAGGCTGCAAACGAGCCTGTTATCGCAGTAATAAATGTTCTAAGAATACTTACAGTACCTACTACTGCTAATGTTAGCTTATTTGCATTAGATGTTAATAACGGGATTGTCGAGGAGAGAATACCCATCTTAATGCCTACAACTGCCAGATGTAATGAAAATAGATCTATTACGGTAGTAATAGTTCTTAATGTGCCTATAAAGATTAATATAGTAGCAATAGACTTTAAGGTATTAGTTGTAAATTCTTTAATTACAGTAGTTAAGCCGCTTAGTACATCGCCGACCCCACGGCCAACTAAGGCTGCAATAGGTTGCATAGCAACTGTCAATTCATTAATAGTTTTTGTTAAGTCTGTTAGTCCTGCAGTCGCCCCGGACTTACCAGCAGTAGTTGCTAGATTTTCTAAATTCTTTTGGAAAATATCGAACTGGCCACCAAGTGTATTAATGTTCTTTGCACTAGCACCGCTAAATGATTCTTTTAGGCCGGCTTCTAATTGACGAATAATAATTGCTGAGCCTTGTGCTGACTTACCAAGTTCAGATATCTCTAAACGATTAACGCCAATACGTTTTGCCAAGATATCGTAAACAGGAATACCACGTTCAGCAAGTCTATTAAGTTCTTCTAATCCTAGGCCACCAGCGGTAGTACGAGCGTAAAGATCTGTAATAGCTGTTAATGCACCAACTTTATCTGTTGTTACACTTGCGATATCGCTGAATAGTTTTAACTTTTCAGCAGTAGGCTCAATACCCGATGATTTAAGTTTAATATAGGCATCACCAAGTTGATTAATTGAAAAAGGTGTAGCCTGAGATACATCCTTTAATAACTTCATAGCATCGGCTGCATTTGTAATGCTTCCTGTAACAGTACCTAATACTGTTTCAAGTCGCTCATAGGCAACCATTGCAGTTATAGCTTCGGTAGCGACCTTACCGATAGCAAGTCCGCCTAATATAGAGCCCAGCCCAGCAAAAGAAGCAGTTAGTGTCTTAACAGAAGTATTCAGACCGCCTAAAGGATTACCTTTACCGATCTTATCAGCAGAGTCCTTAACATCTTTAAGTTTCTTATCTAGTGCGCTTAGGCCAGTAAGAGCAGGGTTTGTGTTTACCTGGACTTCTAATTGAAATACTTCTTTTGTCATATCTTACTTCCTATTCTGTTCCATCTTCTTATAAAAATCACTCACATAAGTTTGGTCAACTTGTTGTATAATCTTCATAAACTGTGTAATATCCTTGTACCCAATCCACTCACCGTATTCTATTATCTTCGAATAGGGTATCAAACTCATTCCACCTTGGCCTATGCTGCGCTCGGAACTTAAAGTAAAGAAAGACTGAACAAATAATCTAATAGGAGAACTGATCTCTGGTGGAGGGTTGTTCTTCCTAAAAGACTCGCTTGCTGCTTCAGCTACACGAGTCTCCCAACGCACATAGGCGATTATTTTTTTTCTATTTCAGATTCCTTTGCTTCTTTCTCTCTAGCAACTTCCTGCGATGCAAGTAAGACCCAGTTACCGAAGTCTAAGTGCTCGCTCATCATCTCTGCACATTTCTTAGCAGTAAATGGGATTTTCTTCCCTTCATCATTCTCTAATTCCCAATCAAAAATAATGGTAGATGAATAGAGATTATAAATCTTCTTAAGTGCTTCACCTGCCATCATTGCACCAAAGACCATTGGGCCTTTAGTTTCAAAATCATTTGCTTCTTGCAAGGTAAATTGGGCAAGCATTTCTTTTTGCTGCATCTTATTGCCTTGTGGAGCAATAAAGAACTTTGCTCCATTCCACTCTTTCCACACGCATTCGCTCTTTGGATCATACTTTTTAAATACATCATTAATGTTCATTTTGGTTCCTTGTTCTAACCTCTCGGTTGCAGTTATTTATCGCCGCCAAGAGAAAGCCCCAAAGCATTTCTACTATGGGGCTCATTCTGCCTTAGCCGAGGAGAATTAAACTGCTGCTAGACTCTTCAATCCCATTGTGGCACCTAAAGTACCATCAAGTAAAGCACTGAAGCTGCCTTCTAACAATACGTCTGCGTTGTTACCGGTGATGTTCTTTGTAGCATTTGTAAACTTGCACTTAGGTAAGCGGATTGTATACTGATTACCATTTGTTACACCTGTTTTGTCATCAATTGTAACTGACAAGCTAAATGATTGATCTGCTTTGAACTTTTGATATAGTGCATTTGTAGAAAAATAGATCTTTACTGTACCTGTTACTGCAAACTGGCCAGATGCAACACCTGCTGGTGCTACAGAACCAATAGCACGTTGTTCACGTAGGTTGTTTGTTACTGTAAAGTTAACAGATTCTACATTACCTGCTGGGCTACCATCAATAAGCACTGCAGAAACGTTTGCAAGCGAGTTATAAACTGGGTTTGTATTTGCTGCTGTGTAACCGCTTACATCTAAGGATGTGCTAGATGTAGTTTCATCAGAGGAACCCATCAATGTAAAGTTACCTGCAACAACAGCACCTTGAGCGATGTTCAATGTCATTCCACCAACTTGCATGTCGGTGAATTGTGTGAAGTAGTTTGTACCAGAAGCATCTGGAGTATTCTTTTCTACTGTGAAATACTTCTTAGTAACACCGTTTTTAATTTCAGTGTTAGCACCATCTAGTGGTGTTGCGGATTGTAGCAATCCTTGCAAGAAGTCATCGTACGTTGCATACGAAAACTCTACATTGATGTCACCACCAATGGATGTAGAAGTTCTAATAGAATCGGCTACGTTACGATTAGGACGAATTTCATTAGATGCAGTAACAGCGGCAGTGGAGCCGACTGTTTCAGATACGAAACGAAGTTCTTTTAAAGTTGTTTGTACGGTACCACACGCACTCTGCACTCCAAATGCAAGGGTGCCTTCTGATGTGGAAGCAAAGTTTTGGCATGACATAGGTTAATCTCCAGTTTATGTATTAGTTATTTATCTCACGCTTAGACGCAGTGGTACCAGACGTAAGGAATCGAAATATTTATGTTATACCAGCCGTTGTTAGGGGGTAACTCACGCACTGTGGCTGGACCAGTGGTAATACCGTTGAAAACTACTGCATTAAAGATAGGGAATATTTCGTCTACAATAGTTCTTGCTTGTTGGGAACCACTATCCTGTGCTGTAAAGACATTTATGTTAATAAAACCATTAATTGTAGTAATGTTTCTACCAACTTCTCTCTGTTCGCTTGTACCGCCAATGAGATTAAGCCTTACAAACTGAACTCCTTTGTAGGGAGTAGGTAACGAGACATTACCTTTCTTTAATATCGTTAAATTTCCGTATTGAACAGGTGTAATATATGTATCGAACATATTAGAGAAGCGAGTTTCTATTGCTTCGCGCTCTTCACTAAAGGTTCTTACTTGTTGATTTGCTGCTAACATTATTTGCCCACCACTCGTTTAATATTTCTTCGAACCATACCGTGTGGTTGAGTCTTATCTGTACCAAACTCTAACCAACCAATATATTCTACATCATTCTTGATGATACCTTTATCACCTAGTCTCTTTATATTTTCATTCTCCCAACCTGCTTGGGCTCTACCTGTATCAACAGGAGTATCTTTACGAATACCGAAGACTAAGTCTTCTTGCATCTTAATAGTTTCTTTTTCTGCCCATTGGGTAATAGATTTAGTCAGTTCGCTTAGGCTTTTCATATGTCTCCCTTGCTTGATCTTCTACTTCCCACATTAGAAACTTCTTTTGCCAATAGGCAATATTTTCACTCATATGTCTAAGTTTCTCTTGCGTAAGTATTTGCTTCGCGATGTCCTTAGCCATCTCTTCAATCATTTGTTTCTCACCAACTTCATTTAAGACTTCAAAATTGGGTCTAATAATTTGTATAGTGATAACTTCTCTCATATTAATCCTCTACGCCCTTAGATAATCTAAGTGTTAAAGTTGCTTCTGCTTCATCCATGAACGAGCCAACAATGGCCCACTCTATTCCATCTGATGTAATAGCAATGTCGTAATTCATTTCGGGGACGATAGCTAGTTTTGTTTTAGAAATAATAGCACTTAGGTCATCACTACGGATTGCATTGCTTGTCGCTGCGGCTTCATTCTTATTAATCCACGGGCCGATAACGGCTTGTATCACATAATCATCGGAACTCATTATTTGAGCACCTGTTTCTTCATCGTAGTTCACATAGATTGGGCGACGAATAGTAAGTGTCTGAGAAATTGACCCAAATACTTCATAGATCAACTTTGTCGCAAGTGCTTGGAAGTCGGTCTTCATTGTCATATTAAGCGCCTCGCGTAATAGATACGCTACCTACTGCTAATTCTAAGATTGGGCGCAGAATTAAACCAATTTTATAAAGTGGGTCTTGGCGATACCCTTGTGCACCTTTAAATTGCTTTTCTTGCTCTAGTGCTGATACTTTAGAACGTTCCATACTAAGAAACGGCTCAGGTTGTGTATATGGGTCGACGCCTGCCTGTAGCATAACTGCTAGTTCTGTTTCTGCATAACCTAATTCTACTTGTAAACCATTAAAATCACGTGGATTACCGTCGCTGTCTATGGTCACATATAGACTTTCACCTGTACTATGTGGGTAACCTGTTCCAACAAACCTAGGCCACGCCAAATATTGTGACATGCTTACCTTAGATCCGAGGTATTTTGCACCGTAGATGCGATCCATTGTGGTAGTTGCACGTTTTAATAGGGCTTCAGCCTCGGCGTCAACTAAAGGAAGTGGGGCTAAACCGTTTGCAGTCACATATGTGCGAGCGTCTGCTAAAGAAATGTAAGTATCTGTTCCAACTGTAATTGCCATATTGTACTCCGCAAAGATGAAAGGGTGCACCAGGCACCCTTTATTTATCGCTTACAGTTTATTAGACTGTTACGCTCTTCAACATAGCCATTTGTACCGGGCTAAATGCAGCAGCAGCGCCGTACATTAAAACGCGAACGCGAGTTGCGTCTTTGCCTTCCAACTTGTCGAACTGTTCAACACGGAACAATTGACCAGCAGTAGCCAAACCAGCCAAACCACCGGAAGCAGTACCATCATCCCATGTTCCCATGAAGATGTTTGTTTGGTTACCAGCTGTAACACCGTCGATGTCTGTAGCGATATAATCGTTACGGATGAATGGGATACCTTCGTATGTCATGAACTGAACGCCATTCAATTCTGCAATAGTAACACCACCAGCAGCACGCATAGCCTTACGGAACGCATTCTCGGCTTTCGCATTGCCCATGATCCACTGTGGCTTCACAGCAGCGCGGGACAATGTAGCATCAACTAAGTCGAAGGAGAAAGCAGCGTCGGCAGCATCTTCGATTTGTGCAGCAAAGTCGCCACCAGCCATAATAGCTGTCAAACCGTCCCAACCGTTAGCACCAACAGTACCATTGATAAGCATATCTTGATACTTACGAGCAACACCTTTAGCAGCGGAAGCCACTAACAATGCGATTGTATCGTTACCACCATTAACACCAATTTGTTGTGCTAATTGTAGGTTAGGGATGTCAGCTTGACCGGAGATACCCTTAAGAGCAACTTGGACAAGTGTTGTGTCCATTGCTGTGGAGTCAGTAATTGTGCCGTCAGCAGCAATAAGTTGACCGTCAACCAATGTCTTTTCGCGGTTGAATGCATATGCATTGCCTGAAACAGTGTTGAAAGGCATTAAGCCTAAGCCTGGTGCTACTGTAACGATAGTTTCAGCAATGCCGGCTTGTAGGTCGTCAAGACCAAGTAATTTGTGATTAGCAAGTGTAAATGATGCCATGATAGTTTCCTTAAATTAAAATTATGTAAGTCGCTTTACCGACCCACCTTGTAAAAGTGATAACCCTGAAGCGATCTTTTCAGCAGCACTACGAGTTTCATTTACTCGGACCCCTGAACCTTTCGGCTTCGCTGCACCAGTCCCCTGTGACGGTGCAAATAAATGTGGAGCCTTAGACTTCATTTCTTGCATCCAACTTGATACTGAATAAGGTTTACCAGTTGAGTCCAACTTTTCTTCTTTGAACTTAACAACACCATCTTCATTCACAACGAATGCATTCTTTGCTCTAAACACCACGTCTTCCAGGGCTGTGGATATCACTCCGTGATCAGCAGCAGCCTTTACGACTTCATTTCCTAAAGTAAGTTCTTGTAATTTGGAACTCGCCTTTGTTAATTTGTCGCCCAACTCACTGTATTTGCTTTCATAAGTGGTCTTTAAGTTTTCAGTTAAAGTACCTACACGAGCATTTGCCAATGCGTCAATCCTTTCTTGGAGTTTCTCAGCACTAACATTCTCACTACCGAATACCTGGGAGAAGCCTTTATACTTCTCGTTGTCTTTCATTAGTGCAATATTAGAGTCACGAAACTCTTTGTTCTTTTGCTTCAATGTTTCCACTTCAGCTACCGGTACTGCGTCAACAACCTTTAAGCGAAATGCTCCGCTGTCTGTTGCTTCGTAATACTGTTCAAGCCCCACCGGGACAGTTTGTTCAATCATTTTCAACATTTATATTATTCCTCCGGAATATTAAATTTTATTTATCACTGAGCAGGAGGTGCCACCACTTCACCTGCATATAATTCGCTCAATAGCTGTTCTAAAGTGATAGTTCCAGCAGTATAAAGTTCCAAAAGTGCCTTAGTAGACGTTGGATCCATAGTAGCAGCAGTGAAATCCTTATTAAGTTCGATCATTGCACCAGGAACATTATCAATCATACCGCATAATTCTAAAGCAGCATTCAAACTGGAACTCATTGAGTGTACCATTGTGTCCAAAACTGCACTCTCGCTGCCTGAACGGAGTTGTAGGGCTTCAGCGGACTCGATACCTTTCTTCGAGGATAATAATCTAGATCCCGCTATGTAGATACGTTCCTCCGTATTCTTCATTTCGTTCTGCAGCATAGAGAAACTTGCACCGCTAACTTCTGTATAGGATGCAGTAGAGCCTTGTGTAAGGTGTAGGGCTTCTTGAGTGGAGCCCATTTTGATCTGTGCTTGTGTCTGATTACCTTGATCATCGGTGTAGGTATATAGGTCACCAGTAATAGTGAAAGTCGGTAAGGCCATGAAGTGTGCATAGTGAGCCAAATCCGTTGCTTGTCTGAAGTGTTGGATATTCAAACTCGCTTGTGTGAACAGCGGCGGGTTATAAACTTCCCACGTAGTATCGTAGGGTGTCACAACGAACAATGGAATGTAAGAAATCCTACCACCATTAACTAGCATTGGCTCTAATTCTTCAGCATAGAACTGGCCTTTGCCTTGCTTACGCCAAATTCGTACAGCATAGAAACCCATTTCGTCTATGTAAAGTTCTCTCCACGATTCAACTTCAATCTGTTCATACGGATTATCAGGGTTCTGCACTAGATCTTCTTGTTCGATCATAACAAAATCACCGGGCTTCGTACCATCACCATACCAATTAATAATATCATCAGCATCGTATGGAACTAATTTGCTTGCACCGCTTTCATCGACATCTACTAAAATAGAAACGCGAGCACCGATTAACAGGTCTCTGTACATCGCTTGTAGGAATGTTGTACCATCGCCGTATTCATTAAGTGGGAACTCACTATAACCGTTCAGCACATATGGTTTTCTAGTTAGGGCACCACATACCGCTGTCACAGTCTTCTCAACCATGTTAAAATAAGCAGCACGACTCACATAGGCTTCATATTCTTTCTTAGATTGATTGACGAGTTGTGGAACAAAATCACACACATCGCCTTCGAATGCATCTTCGGTTAGGTCGTACTTACGTTCCAATTCGGAGTAGTCTGGGTGTTTTACACTTGGGTCTATTTTCTTTGCCATGATTAAAATCCTGTAATAGTAATATTTTTCGCTCTTTGATTCTTCAAGGGCCATAATGTGTAAACTGCATAACCCAATGCGTCGAGTGGACCATCCACTTGTGTGTGCGAGGTACCAGCTAACTTGATTCGTTTCTGTGGAACACCCGCGCTATCATAGACTTGCTGTAACAATGCCTTCACTGTAAGTGGGCAAGTCTTCTTATTAACTAATAATCTTCGTTCTTCTTTAATGTTATTGAAACGTGCATTCACTGAGTTTACACGGTCTTGGACCTCGGGATGCGAGTTCATTAATTGAATCTTGAATCTATATTGTCTGAGAATAACCAAGTCTGTGTTATCACTGGAACTCTTATTCTGAATACATGCCGGGTCAGGGTAGCAAACGAACTTTACGCCTTCCAAATCGGCTTTCATTTTCTTAGCTAATGCATTAGTATTCATTGCACCAATGCTTTCATATACACAGTGAGCAATACCTTTTCTAATTATGAAACCCACAGCGGACATACCGTTGTTGTTAAAGTCAATACCAACGTGTAGGACTTCACCGTCTTCAATATCAGCTAAAGTTAAATCAGTATTGCTTAGGTCACGATCATATTCAACATAGACTACATTCTTATTGATATTTGTAAACTCACCCAATATGTATGGGCGGTGCAAATGTTTCGGTAGGCTTCTTAATTGGCTTTCAATATAGGAATCTGGTAGCATGTAATTCTCTAGCATCGAAACCGTTGTGAGTTTCTTATCTGGAGTTAGATTTTCAGCAAAGGTTGAATACATGAAACCGAAACCCTCGGGTGTGGAGGTAGCAAATCGAACACCTATTTCACCCGTGATAGGGTCGCTTAAACGTGAGCCCATTTGAATCCACGCAGTCTCAGCGACTTCCGGACTGTTGCATTTATCCGCTTCATCCAAACCGCACCAAGCAAGTGTGACCCCGTTTAGGCGATCGTGATTTTCAGCACTAATATCTAAGTGAATAGTGGATTGCTTAGAGCCCCAGCGAACAGTAACGAAACTTGGATTAGCGGAACTCAGCCCATCAACCTTCAAGTTATACTGCTCCTTTAGTTTACGGAAGATTGGAAGTAAATTTCTCTTAGTCATACCGTAAGTAGGAGATAGGAGGGCACCGGCCTTACCAGCGTGGAGAGCAGATAAGAATATCGCTTTATGAACAGCGGCCACACTCTTACCTGTACGGAATCCACCAGTGAAACCCTGTTCAGCATGTTCCGTATCGAATACGAAGTCCTCTTGGTAGGACATCAATTCAAACTCTAAGTCTTTCATTATGCTTCTAGGTCCTGAATATCAATTAGGGCATCGTTAACTTCTAAGCTCTGTGATGTTTCAATAATCTTTTCAACAGGCTTGGTTGGACGTTTAACTTTGAACTCCACTGACTCATCAATTTCTTCTAAGTCTTCAGTCAAGCCGGCATCACTCATTTGGGCAAAGTTCTTCAATGCGAATATCAAGTAGGCTGGGTTATTATTGTTGAGGGCTAAGTGATAGAAGCGGGTCATGAGACGTTGGCGTCCAAATGCGCGAGCCATTTCTAATTCACGGCCGAAATGTTTAACCAATGTCTTACGATCAATACCGTATAGGTGTGATAGGACATTGTTGTTGGTCATCACTGCGGCTTGCTTATACACATCACCGCGGCGTATATGCATAGTACGATTCTTTTCTTTGGAGAATAAACTAACGATCTCATTCTGATTCTCAATGGAATTAGCAGCGAGTTCGTCTAGCTCGCGGAGTTCATCGTCACCTGGGATTGCTGGGATGCTACTTGCAACATCACTAATACTTGCTATTCTGGCCACACCGTGGTCTCCTTTATAATTGTTTCACCGAAACTTTAGACATATTTATCTACAGCCAAAAAGAAACCCACCGACAACAACGAACGGTGGGTTTCACGGAGTTATAAACAAAATGGACGTAAAGTTTATAAAAGTATTTATCGCGGCTTCAGCGAATCACTGTTGAAGAAGTGAAAGTGACCTTGTACGAATGTAGTAGGTAGAGTAGCGACGTGTAGGGCTGCACGTATCTTAGCGCATGTGGAGCAGCCTTTAATTAAACCGTGCATGTGGCCATCAGGTGCAGCATCAGTGAAGCCCGTGCCTGGGTTGCTTATTGTGTGAGTGTGATCACTGTTTTCAGTTGTGGAGCCAATGGGTATCACTTTAGGGCCTCGCACTGTTGTCTTACTAACGCCCACACCTCGTCCGAGGCGAGGTCGGGGTGGGTGGCCTCGATATCCTTCTTCAATGCTTGACGGAACTTTTGAGCCTCGGACATATTAGTTTTATGCTGCTCTGTGTACTTGCGGCCCACTTTAGCTTGAGCCATCTTAATTCGTTGCGAATTCGGCTTATTTTGCGACGCTAAAGCGATAAATTTAGCCATGTGCTGCTTGACTGCGTCACTGCTGTAAAAGCGTTCGCGGTATTCATCGGACCATGTGTAACCTTTGTGGGGCATAATAACCTCGGAGTATAGTTACAGTTATTTATTACTATGGAATAATAAATAGAGAGACTAGGTTTTCTTCCTTGTTCGATCATTATCCCAGTCACTACGCTCACTTCGGTGGGCGTTTTTGTTTAGACCGTAACTGATCTTTTCTAGAGCCGTGGCCTCTACGATAACTGTTCCTTTGAGTTTCACGATAACTTTATCTTCTTCACTTAGATCGCGATAAACGATATCCAATATTTTATTTTGCATGGTATTTTACAGTGGGAGAAGTTGAGGAGTGGAGGGTACATTAATCACCACTTAATATTATGCGTCTAGGTCACCACTGAATACTTCTAGTCTAGGTCTTCATTAAAAGTTTTATCGGCTTTGGGGGACTTTTGAAAATCGAAATTTTAGTGTTTTAGTCTTTATGGTTCTGTTTTAAAAAAGTAATGCTACACGACCTATACGATGACGAAAATCTATGATGCATATTGTAACTGCTATATATATATTATTATACTAAAAAGTATAAAAACACTAAAAAACCAAGCTGCAAGCCCCTGTTTATGGGACTCTTGCGATTTTATTGTTTTGATTGGAAACCATCAAACTTTTAGTGTTTTAACCACAAAAAAGCCCCCTTAAAGGCTTAAACCACCTCAACCGCTGCATTAAATACAGCATCGTCAGTCACAATCATGTTGCTGCGACCCATTTTTACAGTATTAATACCTTGTGAAACTAAGAATTGCAAACGTGCTTTATCAGCTGCACGAGTCGTCGAACCCGCCGCAATAGCGTTAGCACGTACCACATCGTATGCATAGTTCCATACTTTAGTCCAGTGATTTGCACGTTCGGTAGTTGACATTTCGCTGCGTGTTAGTTGGGCCATTTTGCTTCTTTCTATGTTACATAGCGTCTTTGCTATGTGTTAAGTATAGCCGCAACTAGGAGTTTAGTCAACGGCTATTTTAACTTAATGAAGATGTGAACCTATTAAGCAACCCAAGTGATGGCTGGGCTACTCAGACTCGATTTAGGCATACGTGCCCATCCAGATTTAGGTTGACGACGCCCCGATGTGGCGCTACCGATCTGTTGCTGTATTACGTGATAGATGTAATGGCGAGATGAATTGTTAGTGCCCTTGCCATAGTGACCCATTTTAATATGGTCATACGGGAACGAGTATTCACTATGCTGCTTAATAAACTCCGGTGCGTGATGCCGCTCAATGTGCATTGCAGCCGCATTAATAGTTTTGAAGAAGCCGTACGGCGTGATAATTGGTGTGTGCATTTTTAACTCCTATGTGTTGTGTGAATGTTTATTGTACTGCGGAGTCAGACCGCAGTCAAGTGATTATGTAAATTAATGAAGATGTGGACCTATCGCCGTTCTTCCAGCCACCAGCCCTTACCCTGCAAACATAGACGCTCCTGAATCATCATTCTCATGAGATTTGCCCCAACCATTGAGATCGAACGAGCTTTACACTCACTTACATCTTCATAGAAACTTTCAGTTCCACCTCGATGATTCCAGACCAAATCAGGTTGTTTGGTCGTAGCACAACCAGTAAGAGTTATTGCGAGAGCGATTAATACGAGTTTCATATGTGCTTTCTGTGATTATAGATTCTCACCCAAGATCTGATGCTGCTTAGGTGTACTGTAAGTGATTGAAACGCAGCACAACTTATGCTTGGCCTCAGCAAACTTATCCCAAACCATATCTGGTGTACAGAACGTGCTCAATACCAAGTAGTCCTTACCCTTATGTGAAAAGGTTGTGCGCTTGAACTGGCTGCAGAACTTCATAAGTTGTTCTGGTGTGTAGTTAGTATTACACCCAACTTGATACCCTTGACCATTCGGCCCAATCCCGTGCACCTGCTGTATAATAAAGAAGAAACCAGCACTATCGCGGAACAGAGGCTGCATATCGAGCCAGTCCTGCTTATTCATTGCAGTAGCATGATCTCTCGGATCATCGATCACTTGAACGACTGTTTTAGCAATCTCAGCATTCAGATCGAAGAAACCCAACCCCATATTACCGTGTTCAGTAGTATGAGTAAATGGTGAACCCAACTTGGTTCTTATCCCCGACGCTTTAATAGCATCGATCTGTTCTTTACGTGCTTTAGCCTGGCCCATAATCTACTCCTATGTGTTGTGTAAGTGTTTATTATAAGGGCTATTTCTAGCCCTGTCTATGATTATTCCACCATAATTGCAAAGCGGAGCACATCAGCGCCAGCCGCCGCAGTAATAACTCGCATAGGCTTGCCTACTTGCTTGGATACCATATCCAATACGCCCTTAATTCCATACCAGATACCACCGAGTACTGCAAACTCGATTACCGGCTCACCATTAGCACAAGTTGTCGTCGCAGGTAGTACGAATGCCTTCTGATACTTCAAGTTATCCGTATTCAAGCAAATCATGCACTCACCTGTGAGCCCATTAGCTGCTACGGTCTTCCAATCGATATCAAGCATATTCAGGTATTCAACAAAACACTCATAGTCCACATCCAAATCCTTATACTGCGGAGTTTGAATCTTTGACTCATCAACCATCATAATAGATGGGGAAGTGCTACTCCTGAAGTCCGCAGCCTTCTGACGATTAACTGCGGAGTCAGATATACGTTCTTTACCCGCTGCTTTACGGGCCTTAGCGCGGGCTTGCATTGTTGCTGTAGATGCCATTTTGTCCTACTTTCTGTGTTGTGTAAGTGTTTATTATAAGGGAGAATTAACTCCCTGTCTACATTTATTTACGCGATAGATGCAGTGATCCATCCTTGATGAAAACACCAATTATACAGTTCTTTCTGTCAAGTGCTTTCAACTCTTTAATCATCATGGCCCTGGAGTCAACCATAATTTCTTCACACATAGGAAGTTTAGTACGATTACAGAAAACTATTGCTGTCTCTGTAGCCAATGTCTCAATCAGACTATTCTCTTGTGATTGTGTAAGGGATTCAGCCTTACCTGTTGTAGGCTTAGCGGTGATTGGATCAACGAATACTGCTCTCATATATACTTTCTAAAGTGTGTTGCGATGTATGTATTATGCGATAAATCGCTCACCCGGTCAACAACTAAATGAATACTTGGCTCCAGTTGCATATATGTATAGCTGACTCACATACTACATATGAGATTGAGAAGTTTGGTCAGAGCCTCGGGGTAGTTGTTTTAATACGACAGAAATCAACACCCACCGGTCCGAGAACGAAACTCAAAACGGGTTTCACATAGGATTCCAAAATGGATTTCGAATAGGAGTTCATAAGAAAGGGCTCCGAAGAACCCTTACTCATCTAGAATTTTTACACCTCAACTCATCTAGAATTTTTAGGCGATCCATCTCCATTCCCAGAATCCTTTAGAACCAATCTCACCATATTTAGATTCATCCTCGTTGACTGTACCTTTACCATTATCGACCTTCCAACAGTTCTTCTGTATGGACCCATTAACATTTTTTATTGTTACATTCTCGTGATAAACTACCTGAATACCCTTATCTTTACATAGACGAACGATTTCCTCATTCATTTTATTACGACCAGGTATTACTTCTCCCTTATTATAGTGCAGAACTAAATCTCTTAATAAGGCAGCACGAATATAATCGAAACCGGGCTCATTAAACAACTGCTCGACAGTCTGTGTCCAAGCACCGCGTTGACGATTGAGCAAGTGCTTATACTCATCTGCATGAATAGCCCTTACAGATCTAATATCACCGCGAGATATTAGTTTATGTGCAATCCACTTACCGACCTCTACCTCGTCATGTAAAATATGCTGCCCAGTTTCCTCTAACCAATCAGTTGCTTCTGCACGAGTAAGAGTCTTACCTTCCTTAGCTAAGAAGTATTTTATAATAACCTGATAGATATCAGTCTTAGTAGAAAAGATCGAATATCTACGATCCGAATTCTCACCGCTTAGTGTAATACCACCGGTTTTCTGATTAGTTGCACTAATAACAAGCCCTGTATTATCACATGCATATGGTTTCTCGTATTTTTCCTCGACCATAAATGTTGGCGAACCAATAAACGATTTAACTTTCTCTACGTCCACTTTATCACGAGCAGTTTCATTTATGAATATGATTGCCTTACCAGCGATAACTCCGTTGAACTTACCAGTTAGGTGCTCGATATTACAGTTATCAGCTACTGCTCCACCGAATAAGCGAGTTAAGAATCTAGCAACGAACGCACCCTTACCAGATGAGCCCTCGTCGTTTAAAAATATGCTTGGAATAAAGATATTCTCTGGGTGTAAAAACTTAGCCCATATAATATCCTCTAAGTGATCTTTCTTATCTGCTCCAGTACCACCGCTAATGCTCTCGAATGCAGCATCTATAATCCAGTGATAATCGGTTGTTTCTTGCGGCTTGCAGAATCCCTGAAATAGAATATTTAAAGTACCGTTACCAGTTTTCTTAGTCCAACTCTGAACTAGTTTATTAAAAATCCTATCTTCCTTAACCATAATCTCAGTAAACTCTTTAAAGGAACTATAATCTGGTTGACCAGCACCTCCCCTAATATGAACCGATAACTGAGGGAATCGGCCTTGTAAGGTTTCCTTTTTAAGACAAGTCCACTCACGCTCACCGAACTCGTTCTCATGAAGCTCTTGCAAGTACCAACTAAGATTTCCACTACCTGTCTGCCATATATTATATGTAGTAATGATTTCCTGAATATCTAGCAAGGAACTATTCAGCTTTAGTTGTCTATCATTAAGTTTTCTCTGCTTCTCTTCCAGTACTTCTACTGCTTTCTCTAACTTAATACGCAGAGTCGTTACAGTATCAGCAATCTTAATATAATCGTCATCTGTCTCGTATCCGTGCTTATGGAGTGCATAGAGTTCTCTCATCTTAACCATATAGTCTAAGTCGAGTTTCTCCTCCTTAGTAATCTTTTTCCATTCCTTAATCTTTACGTCTAGCATTTCTTATTTTCCTTCTCATTTCTTCTATTGTTTTTTCTACTACACTCATCTGTGATCTGCGATAGTTCGGTTTATGACGTCTAACACGCTCAATCAAGCTACCGATACCAGGTGCATTATGCTGCATTGAGTAGTGCATAGCGATCTTATTATACTCGCCAGTCTCCTGCTCGGGATAAAATCCTTGCATAACTACTGCACCCTGCTGCACACCAACATGAGTCATACAACTAAAAGTTACCTTTAACCAATCACTATACGATAGAACTGGTTCTAACTCTTTAAGTTCTTCCATAACTGCGACAAGTTCTGCTACTACATCGACCTGCATATTAGTTATGGGTCTTACAACCGGTACATTCTGAATTTCGTCATCGAACATGTTAATATCAATCATCTGACCATCACACCAGAATGCAATCGCATTCTTAGCATCTAATCCGCTATGCAAGTAAAACGACTGTGACTCGCTAAAACTTGCTTGGTCTACTTTCGGGAATGTTTCCGATATCGAAGTCTTTTTCCTTTTAATCTCTTCCTGGGTTGCTGGTCGAATAAAAGGCAAGATGACGCGATACTTGTGCGTCTCCTCCGTGTGTCTGAATGAGGTGTATAAAGCGAAGCAGAGGCCAGCAAGATCTTGAACTGTCTCATCGATTCTAGCTTCTCCGTCAAAGTCAAGGACGAGTCCCCAACAAGCCTCCGCATTCGACTTACACCTGCGTATAGTACCCGGAATCGTTTCATAATATTCCGTGGGTTGTCCATTTTCATAAACTTTTCTCCTACCTAACTCACCCAACTGATTAAACTGCCATAAGTTAAACAACTCCATATCTTCCTTTTTATCGCATTGATTAAAAGTAGTTAGGAAGTCAGCAATAGTAGGCCAATCAGAATCAATAATCTGATTAGGCCGCGTGTATGCTTTCTGAACTGACTCAAACAGCGTTACTATCATCTGGTCTCTTTATTGCTTTATGATTAGCAACGATTTTCTTAATGGCTGCTCTAGTCCATCTATTAGATTTCCATTGCTGCTTAGATATCTGATATTTTACTAATCTACCATTTTCAACTTTAAAGCTATTACACTTCTCTTTTAAAACATCCATCATATACTCTGCATCATCATCGTCCATATTATTCTCCATAAAAAAACCCCAACTACTGTGCGCCGCCAAGCTGTAGTTGAGGTTTTATAAACCCAATACCGATGTATTAAGTAAAACTATTTAGTGTATTGGCGACGCACTAATATGCAATGTATTTATCAACAAACTTATATACACATCACAATATAGAGTATACTACTTGCGTTTGCGTTTTGCAAGTGCTTCGAACGCCGGACTCATGAACTTACTAGGCTTCTCGAAACTATAAAGCATCTTCTCAGTTTCGAACTTATCTTCTTTCTTAACTTTAGGCATCTTAATTTTAGCCCTATCTAAGTATCGCTGTCTGGCAGCAACCATACTTTCTACACTCGGGTAATCATAACCAAACCAAGCTGATTGATTACCTGCTCTCATATTCTGTAAGGGCTCATTTCTATATTTGTTCACATAAAAATCTTCTGTGTCATCTTGATTATATGAATCAGTTATTTCTACAGTATGCAATATCTCCATATCCCACTCTATCCCACACTCATCTAGAGCATGTGCATATTGATACTTGTTTTCGTCGCCCGTAACGTACTTTTTCGCTGCATTTTTGTGTTCTTTTAGTCTCTCACTTGGGTCACGACTAGTAAACCCTATATAAAAGATTGTACGGCTATTTTTCTCGACTAAAGCATAGATTGTGTTTAACATATCATATTTATCGCTGAAGATAGATTGACATTATTAAATATCGTAAATACAATACGAAAGGCCAATATGGACCAACAGGAATTTGAAGAAGCAATAAAGGACTATGCTGTTAGGAAAGAATCAGTTATACCCGAATTTCAAATTAATCTACGAACTAAGCATAGAATATTAGACATTCGTACACAAGCAGGGAAGGTTCCTAAGAAGAGTGCTAATGCAATAAATGCTCGTCCAATAATAACACCACTTGGTAGATTTCCGTCAGTTAGGCATGCAGCCGAGGCTCATGAGAGGTCTGTACAGTGGATTTACAATCAGATACACAAAGGAGAAGGATTCATCTATGATACCAAAGGATAAACTAGTGTGGGGTAAGCCATGCAGGCGCCACAATCACCAAAAAGAAGACGGAACCAATCTACGTCATATTACAAAAGTTTGTATGATGTGTGATAAAGGAGACAAATTAGGTATTACCAATCAAGATGAATTGTACACCTATTTGATTAACAAGAAACCACCAAAGCGTACACCAGAAGAGAAAGCAGCAGGCGCAGTTGCAGCATCTATGCGTTGGAATGCAAGAAACAAAGACAAGACAAAAATCTATACTGCAAAGTATGCTAAGACTGAAGAACGCAAAGCAGTTATTAGAAAGAAGAATAGAGAGAAGTGGCAATCGCTAACAGATGAAGAAAGAAAAGAACGTTCTAAGACTCAATACCAAAAGTTTTTAGAATCACATGCTAGAACAGACCTAACTGCTGAAGAATTAGCTATTAAGAAAGAAGAAAGTAGACGTAGGCAAGAAGAAAACTATCAAAGATCGCTTGCTAAACAGCGAGAGAAATATGCAGCAATGACTCAAGAAGAGAAAGAAGAGTTATATGAAAAGAGACGAGAACGGAAGTTAGCTAAGATGAAAGATGAGTGACTTCAGTTGACAGAATCTTTAGCCCTGTTATAGTTGCTACACACAACACAAAGGACGTAAGATGATTAAACATGATGCAAAATGGTTTGAACAAAATAGAAAAGAAATAGTTAAGACAGTACAAGATATTGAACGCAATCGCTTTACACTATTAGTAGCGCCTGTAAAATCAGGAAAACGCGAACTAATAGAATGCTGTGCGGTTCGTAAT